TCATTTTATGTCTGTCTAAAGTATAATTGTATCGTCCTCAATTATATGTTAAAAAAGTAAATGTCGAAATCACAAGTGAAGCACTTGTGTCTGTACGGAATCAATAATTATATCGTTTTCACAATTTCGTAGTGGAAGATTATTGAGTGGGGCTTATGACTGTAAGCTCACTATATTTGGTAAAGGTACAGGACAGTTGGTCAATATTTTTATGTTTAATGTCAAAATACAAAATAAAAAAGAGAATCTATCAGGTTCTAATTATATGTCGAGATTTTGTGGAGTCTCATGTCAAAACTCTACAGGCTTTGTCAGCCTTATTGACAATATTTATCAATGTGTACCAAGCGAGTGTGTAGTTCAAGGTGATGTTGGTATTGATACTGATGTAGTATCATCATCGAATGAAACAACTGAACAGAATGTTGGTTTCTCAGATCCACCTAATAATGTTATTAGTAGTATCCCTCATCCTATGAGTTACTTAAAAGTTGATGCTTCGCAGAATATTGAATTAGGGGATTTCTTGAAAAGACCAGTTCAGATTTATAGTAAAAATTGGATTATTGGTGGTACTCTGGATGCAGCTTCTGATAATTTTAACCCATGGTTCAGTTTCTTTGATAAAGCATCAATAAAGAGAAAACTTGATAATTATTACATGGTTCGCTGTAATTTACATCTTAAGTTTGTTATTAATGCTTCACCATTTTATTATGGTTGTGCTATTGCAGCATATCAACCCATGGTAAATTTCAATCCAGCACCTGTGGTTTTATCATCACTTGGTCGTAAAGAAAATATACCATTTTCTCAACGTCCTCATATTTATTTGTATCCTCAAAATTCTCAAGGTGGTGAAATGGTGTTACCATTTTTATATCATAAAAATTGGTTGAATGCAACCAGTGCAAGTGATTTAACTAACATGGGACAAATTATATTGAATAGTTTTAATCCACTATTGAATGCTAATGGTGTAGCTGGAGAATCTATTTCAATTCTAGTTTATGCATGGGCTGAAGATATTGAAGTGGCAGGACCAACACCTTCCCTTGCTGTCCAAGGTAGTTATTCTAAGAAGGACGAGTATAGTCATGATGGTGTGGTATCCAGACCTGCATCTGCAATAGCTCGTACAATGGGAAGACTCAAAGATTTACCTGTAATTGGAGAATTTGCAACGGCTACTTCATATGCTGCTGGTGCTGTAGCTGATATAGCTGCACTTTTTGGATTTACTAATGTCCCTGTGATAGATGATGTTCACGCTTTTGTCCCTAAACCTTTCGCTAATTTGGCTGCTACTGACATTGGCACGCCTATTGAGAAATTAGTTTTGGACTCAAAAAATGAACTATCTATAGATCCGAAGATCTCAGGTGCTGATGTGGAAGATGAACTACTTATATCTTCGTTTGTCCAACGGGAATCATATATATTTAATTCTTCTTGGGCAGCAGCAGATCCTATTGATACAAGTTTATTTTATGTTAAAGTGTCACCTAATCTCAATGATGATGAACATATATCAGGGGCGGAGGTGGTTTATTCAACACCTATGTCACACGTAGCTAGATGTTTTGAATATTGGCGTGGTGATATTATATTTCGTTTCAAATTCATTTGCACCAAATATCACCGAGGTCGTGTGCGAGTCAATTGGGCTCCTTTTGGTGGTATTGGAACTTCTGGTGATTATACTACTGAAACATATACACGTGTCATTGATATAACTGAGGATAATGATGTTGAGTTTTGCGTACCTTATACTCAACCCACAAGTTATTTAAGACATGCTTTGAATGTGGGTCCACAAATGTCTCAAAGTGGTACTAGTACTTCAGGGTTGGGTCAATTTTACAATGGTATTCTTACTGTTCGCGTACTCAATCAGCAAACTAGTCCAGTTTCATCAGCTGACATCAATATATTGGTTTTCGCTAGAGGAGCAGCGAATCTCGAGTTTGCTGGTCCAGTGGATATTCCTTCTACATTTAGCCCATATGCTGTTCAATCTGACTACGATTCAGATCAATCACGATATGAGTTGGGTATGAAACCCTCAACAGCAGACCCTAATACAAATTTAATTTATATGGGTGAAAGTATTGT